ACGCCCGTGCACTTTATTTAAAGCTGTTCAGTGGGGAGATGTTCAAAGGCTTCCAGCACAACGCAATTGCTAGAGACCTTGTAATGAAGAGAACACTTACAAATGGTAAGTCACTTCAGTTCGTCTACACTGGACACACAAAAGCCGAGTATCATACACCCGGTAACAGCATACTAGGTAACACCGATGGTGCACCTCCAGTAGCTGAGAAGACAATCACTATTGATGATCTTCTAATCTCTAGTGCTTTCGTTTATGAACTAGATGAAACACTAGCACACTACGAATTACGTGGTGAAATTTCCAAGAAGATTGGATATGCTCTTGCACAAAAATATGATAGACTAATCTTTAGAGCTATCGCTAAAGGTGCTAGACAAGCTTCACCAATCTCTAAGTCTGGCTTTGTCGAGCCCGGCGGAACACAGATCAGAGTTGGTACAAACAACCAAGCATCTGACGCATACGTTCCAGCTTCTCTAATCAATGCTTTCTATGATGCAGCTGCTGCATTAGACGAAAAAGGAGTAAGCTCTGAAGGACGTGTTGCTGTGTTGAACCCAAGACAGTACTATGAATTAATACAAGGTGTTGGTTCTAACGGTCTTATCAACAGAGATACACAAGGTACTGCATTACAGTCAGGACAAGGTATCATTGAAATTGCAGGCATCAAGATCTACAAGTCAATGAACATCCCATTCTTCGGCTCATACGGTACTAAGTACGGTTCTGCATCTGCAACAAACCCCGGTGTAACTAGCCCCGGAAACATAGGATCATTCGTTGGTGAAACAGCAGAAGACGGTAGAGCTTCTGTAACTGGTATCAACAACAACTATGGTAACTCATCTGACTTCGCTAACAGCTGCGGACTTATCTTCCAAAAAGAAGGTGCTGGCTGTGTAGAAGCTATCGGACCACAGGTTCAGATTACTTCTGGTGACGTATCAGTTGTATACCAAGGTGATGTAATCCTAGGTAGACTCGCAATGGGAGCAGACTTTTTAAACCCTGCTGCTTGCGTTGAGTTAGTCGCTGGTGCTGCTACTGGATCTACAGGTAACGCTGCATTCGGTACATCATATCCAGCTAACGGTTAATTTTTATTTTTTATACGGGAGCTTCGGCTCCCCTTTTTTATTATGCCTTTTCCAACCACAAATGCGGCTCAAGAGCTGCCAGCTATAAATCAAATACTTACATCCTGTGGTCAGGCTCCTGTAACTACACTAGACCAAACCAACCCGGAAGTTGCGATTGCCTATGCTACCCTATTACAGGTGTCACGAGAGGTACAATCTGAAGGATGGACTTTTAACAAGGAGTACCACTACAAAATACCTACAAACACTGACAAGCAAATTGTAATACCAAATAATATTATACAAATCAAGCTATCAGAAAACTCACAAAACATGACATTTAGTGCTGTGAGAAGATCAGGTAAATTATACGATAGACAGAATCATACATTCACATGGGATGTTGCAGAACTCGAATGTGATATAATATGGGAGTTTGACTTTGTAGATTTACCAGAACCGATACGCAACTACATAACATCCAGAGCTGCTACTATTGTATCTGGTAGAATTGTAGGAGACGACGATCAGTACACACGTCTACAACAACAAGAAGTACAACAAAGAGCTTTGGCTATGGAGTACGAAACATCACAGGGACAGTTCACTATGTTTGGACATCCACAAGATTCACAAAACTACTATCAAAGCTATCAACCATTTCACGCTTTACAACGATAATGCCAGCAGTAACTCAGCGAGTTGACGATTATCTTGGTGGAGTATCTAGACAATCTGATGATAAGAAACTTCCCGGTCAAGTCGAGGAGTGCATCAATGGCTATCCTGATCCAACCTTCGGTCTTACAAAAAGACCGGGGTTTCAACATATAGCAAATCTAGGTACAGGCACTACATACGACAACTCAAAGTGGTTCTTTATATCTAGAACCGATAATGAAAAATACATAGGGTGTATTACACCAGCGTCAGGAGGCTCTACAGGTGGCATCTTTATATGGAATGCCATAACAGGTGCTACAGCCCATCCAACATACGGTACAGGGGCACAGGCGTACCTTACAGGAGCACGTACAGACTATGATATTCTAACTATACAAGATAAATCTATAATTGCAAACAAAACTGTAATAGCAAACAAAACAGCTGACCCTACATTTAATGCTAATAGACAAGGGACAATTAGAATTACAGGTACATCACTTAACACAACATATGAGGTAACTGTAGCTGGACAATCTATTTCAGCATATACATCAGGTGGTACTACAACATACGACCAAGTTTTAACAGAGCTTAAGAGTCGTATAGATGGTTTAAATATATCAGGACTCACAACAACTAAATTTAAAGATAACATACGTTTAACACGTAACGCTTCATTTACACTTAGTGGTGAAGCTGGTCCGTTTAACAACCAGTTAAATGTATTTCAAGATCAGGTTGCTACATTAGATGAGTTACCTAGTGAGTCAGTACATAATCATGTTGTTAAAGTTATTAATAGTGGTGCACTTACATCAGCTTACTTTTTAAAATTTATAGCTAACGATGGTACATCAGGACCGGGTTACTATGAAGAAACTGTATCTCCAGCTGTATCTACAGGACTAGATGCTGCTACTATGCCACATGAGTTAGTTAACTCAGGTGTTAATACTTTTGTATTTCAACGTGTCACATGGGATGCAAGAGCTGTAGGTGATGATGAGACTAACGATCACCCATCATTCGTAGGTAATAAAATAACTCAATCTTTCTTTCACAACAACAGGCTAGGTTTCTTATCTGCTGACACAGTATCTATGAGTCAATCGGCTCAGTTTTTTAATTTTTATCATACATCTGCACAGACTATTACAGACTCAGATCCTATTGATCTTAGTGCTAGTACAGTTAAGCCGGTTGCACTTCATAGTGTAACACCGTCTACTCAAGGTCTTGTACTATTTAGTGCTAACCAACAGTTTCTGATGGGATCTGCTGACGGTATACTTACACCAGCTAAAACAGTGATACGTACCATAGCTAACTATGAAATGGATACGATTATTGATCCTGTTGATACTGGTACTACAATTAACTTTATCAGTAAGACACCTAGTTATACTCGTGTCTTTGCTATGGTTACACGTGGAGAAAACGAAAACCCACAGATATCTGACATAGGTAGAGTTGTAAGCGAATGGATACCATCTACAGTAGATACATTAATCTCTAGTGCTCAGAACCAGTTTATTGCGTTCTCAGGACAGAGTACAAGATACATATATTTCTTTAGACAGTACGCAGAAAGTAAAAATATAATATTACAGACATGGTTTAACTGGCTTGCACCGGGTAATGTACAAACTATAGCAGCAGATTCTGACGAATTTTTTGCTGTAACAAAACAGGGCGGACAGTTTACACTTAGTAAAGCTAGCTTAAGTCAGAGTCCTGACGACGCTATTATTGTTAACAACGATGGTCAAAAACTAAATCCATGTATAGATCTATATGCTACATCTTCTCACGTAGAGTTTGACACAACTAATGAGTTTTCTAAATGTTTTATACCATACAACGATGCAACTGATCTTACACCAGTTCTAGTTATTAAAGGTACTACAGCTACAGGTCAGTTCATCGAGTCTGGATTCACTATATCTCCAGAGCGTGTAGTAGAATCAAGTGGTGCTAGAAGTGGTCAAACATATTTTAAAGTACCATTTAAGAATTTAGAAAGTGTAGCTAGTGATGTTATCGTAGGATATAAATATGACTTTGATGTTATATTACCTAAAACTTACTATAAGATAGACCAAGAAATGAAACGTAGTGACTTTACTGCTAATCTTACAATAGCTCGTATGAAGTTTGCTGTAGGGTTGTCAGGAGTTATGGGTTTTAAATTAAAGTCTAAAGGTATACGTCAAGGTAAACGTGAATACACAGGTGATGGATCTACTACAGTATATAACTGGGTAGATGCTGACTTAAATTATGTAGATGACGACCAGATAAAAGTCAAACTAGATAACGTGGTAACTACAGCATTTACTGTAGACACTACAAGTGGCACTGTACCTAAGATTACATTTAACACTGCACCAGCTTCTGGTGTAAAAATACTTATATATCTTGATGAGTGGTACAGCCTAAACCCAGTTGTTATGGCTGACAACTATCTAGCTAATGATATTGCTGTGTCAGATCAGACTGTATTTACATTACCTATACACCAGAAAACAGATAACTTTACACTACGATTATTTAACGACTCACCATTCCCTGTCTCTCTAAACTCTATGATGTGGGAAGGAATATACTCACCTAGATTTTACAGGAGGACATAATGCTACCATTTATAGCCCCGATAGTAGGGCTTGGCTTACAAATATACGGTGGAAGAAAACAACAGAAAGCAGCCGAAGGTGCTGCTAATACACAAAATGCTGCAACCGAAGCTCAATATCAATATGATATGGAAGCATGGGAAATGGCAAAGGAGTCAGCTATTGCTAAACGTAACTATGCTGTACAAGAAATAGAAGAAAAAGCTAGACAAGAAGGTCTGATTGCAGCACATAAAGATGCGTCAAATTTACGTACCTATAATTATAACTTACAGATACGTGACAGAGAGCAAGATCTGAATGATCGTATGTATGCTAAATCTGAAGATATATTTTATAATCAACTTGGTATTAATGCAGATAATGAAAGATCTGCTCGTATGGATGAAAGACGTCAGCTACGAGAAATAGAAACAGAAAACAGATATCAAAAGAATGATGCGTACCTAGAAGCTATAGAAGCTGAAGGTGCTATCAGAGCACGAGGTCAAACAGGTAGGTCCGTAGATAAAGCAAAAAGTGTAGCAGTATTAAAAGCATCTACAGCTTTGTCTTTACTTGACTTATCTCTTGACAATGCTACAGCAGCATCACGAAGTGCATTACAATCTATAGGTACACAACGTACGGTACAAGATCTTAACGCATACGCAGCTAAGATGTTAGACCCCGGCGAACTACCAGAACCTATTGCACCATTACCAACACCACAAGCTACATTCTTATACCCAAGAGTATTTGAAGATTATGACTTTGGACCTGAGCCTATTAAGGGAGCTATGGTATCACCATCAGCTGCATCTGCACAGGTATGGGGTACAACAATTAGTAGTATAGCTGGTACAGTTGGCGGTATGTTTGCAAACAATACAAAATCCATTACAAATATTTATAACAACAGCTAATGGCAACAAAGAAATACTTAACCAAGTACGCTCGGGGAAGTAAAGCAATACCTAAACTTGACGACGGCTTACGAGCCATGCAGATTCAATCGCAGACACAGACTCAAGCTTTAGAAAAACGAAAGAACGAACAGAAACTATTTGATGCAGCTTACAGTACAGGTCTTGATAGAGCTGCTAAATCAGCAGAAGCTAACAGAAAACTTGTACGGCAAATAGAAGTAGAAACACCTGAGAAGTTACGAGAGGCAGCACTCAAGCGTAACAACTTAACACAGCAGAATAACTTTAAGGTTAAGATAAAAGAACAACAAGAGCTAGCAAAGACGTGGGGGAGGCTATCCCCTACGCTTGCTGCTAATGTACAAAAAGCAATCGGACAAGCTGTAGATTATTTTCAGACAGAAGCTGGTATAGCTGAATATGAGAGTGAGTTAGCTGATGGTACAGTTGGTAGTATAAACCAAGTCTATCAAAAAGCTAAAAGTAAAGTAGACTTTCTTGACTTTTCACAGCAACGATTTAATGCTATACAAGAGTATCTTAAAACAGGTAACATAGATGATAAGCAAACATTTGATTATTTAACAAATGTAAATGAAACTCGCAACCCTGTAACTAGAGAAATATTCTACATGCAACATGTCAAAAACTTTGATGGTTTCGAGAGAGACTTTTTAAAGTTTGCTGAACAGCAAGGCATACCTGTAGATAAGAAATCAGTTGTAGGTCTATACCAGTTTCGTGCACAAGAGTTGATGAAACAGAATGGTATAAACCCTAAGTCTGAGTTAGGTCTTAAATTACAAAACCTATATAGGCAAAAAGGTTTTACTGCTGAAAATCAGTTAACACTTGGAGAAGATTACGAACGTAACACACAAGTTATAAATGGCTTTAGTGAACGTATTAAAGCTATAAGTGGTGAAAAGTTTACACGTGCAGATTTTAGTAGTGATGCAGAATACGAAAATGTAAAGAAAGCATTTTATGATAGAAAGAACGCATTGTTTGTAGATTCTATAGCTAGTGTTAATGCTAGACCTATACAGAAACAAGACGGCACATACTCAAAGCCTATCGTACCTAACACTCGAGCTAACATCGTAGGATGGGCAAAGAGTGAAATGGATAACTACAATGACTTTCAGACATATCTAGAGCATGTTATGGGCGTCACACCTGAAAGTCCTGACGGATATCTTATACCCGGTGCTGACAAAGATTCACCTAAGAATCATATACTTGCTAAGTTTCCATATCTAAAACAAGAGCTAGCTGATGACTTTGCTGAAAGATTTAGAAAAAAAGAAAAAGATCAAGAAACACTCAACAAAGCTAGATTACAAACTGATGCACTTAAGTATCAGCAGAGAATGAATGACGGATATTACAAAGAGAATCCTGACGCATTTTTCTCTGACTGGGAAGCATCTAACGGTAATCAGTATGCTAGAGAATTATTTGCTGGTAGTCTAGGATTTAAGAGTCAGTATATTAATGCTGAAACACTTAGTTCTACAATCGTACAGGCATATAAAAATGGTGACATGCGATTAGTATATCACGCATGGGCAGCACTACCTGACGAACAGCAGAAGATAGGATTTATCTATGATGATCTTAACGGTCTTGCACAGGCACAAGGTGTACAATTTGAAGACTTAGATGACCACATTAAAAAGATTACAGATGCTACAATAGACGAAGTAGAGAAGGACGGAGTTTTAGATAAAGCTGCTGGTCCATCAGCGTCTACTATGGCTGACTACATGAGATCTGAGTTACTATCACGCTATGCAGCTGATCGTAATGGTACACCACAAGAAAGATACTCACGTGCTAAAGAGTCTATAGATAAACAGCTAGGATATGTTAATGGTGTTCTTGTTAATTTTGACAAAGATGGATACCGTGGATCTGGTTTATTTAAACAAAAGCAAGGTAAATCTGGTGCAACTAATAGAATCATATTTACACGATTTGCTGGAGAAAACTTTGGTAATATATCTAGCTTTGAGATTGATGCTACACTAGGTGATACAAAAGGACAGTCAAGAGTAAATGGACTGGTAGATCTAGTTGCAGCTGATATGGGATCTAATAGTCCTACAATCAACAACACACACTTATACAATTTACTTAAGACAGGTAAGACAAACAATGCTCTGTTAAATAAGTTAATGGATGAGAGTGTACTACAAGGTGTACAAAAAGAAGACTTTGTAAATACACTGAAGAACACAGTAGATGCAGATGCTAGAACAAAGAAAGCAGTCATGCAATGGGGTGCTGACAAATGGTGTGATGAGATACTAGGAGTCAGAGCAGCTGGATTATCAAACGATCAGAAAGCTCTACAAGTATGTGTAGACGCAATCGAAGCACAGTTTGATATGCCTGCATGGGAGTTTCTACTTAATGCTAAAAATAGAGAACAGCTACAGAACTAATGGAAGAAGAAACATACGTTCCCGGCGAAATGGTCGAAGAGGAACAACAAGCCAAACCAGCACAGCCTGTATACCCTGCTCCTTTTGGGTATAAGTTTGGTAATAGCTCTGTAGACTTATCTATAGAGGATAATCATACTACCATGAAAGATGAGTATGAAGCATGGTGGAATCAAAAAGGAGACGAAAGAGACAAAGCACAGGAAGAATTTAATCAGAAATACTTTGGTATGTCTACTGATGAAGTTAGACAAAACAAACGTAGTAATGCTATAGAAGCTAACAACCCACTTAAAAGATTAGACAATACATTTCAAGGTCTATCTGCACCCGGTCTAGGACTAGCTGACTTCGTAATGGACGCAGCTGGTACTATTATACCCGGCTTTAACAAGATAGATGAAAAGTATGATCAGGCTACAATGCTTGATAATCCTATGCACCAAGGTATTAGACGTGTGTCTTCTATTGTATTACCTTCTATTATAACTGGTAACGCAATACAAGGACAGCTTAACACTAAGTTAGCTGGTGGTGCATTATTTAGTAAGCCTTGGTTTACAAAACTATCAGCTAGTATGGCTGCACACGGACTAGGAGATGCTACTATTTTAGGTCTAAGTGACATTGGTGAAGATGACACTTTGACTGATACAATGGTACAGATGTTTCCTGATACGTTTGGACCAAAGGGTAGATTACCTCTACCACAGATATTTCAGACTACTACAAGTGATAGCCCCGGTGTAAGAAAGGGTAAGAACATGTTAGAGTCTGCACCATTTAGTATATTTGGTAGTGTACTTGGAGCATTTCTTGACATCAAAGGTGGTCACAAGACCATGGACTGGATGATACCACTTGATGATACTGCACAAGCTTACAAACAGCTTAACATAAGTATGGGTGGTGATCCTGACAAACTGATACGTATACAAGAAATAGATGAATTATTATCACTAGGTAATAAAAATCTAAGTCGAGGTATGGAGCAACAGCTTATTAATGAGAAGATAGCATTAGAGGAATCTTTAGCTAACATTAATAATATGGATGACTACTACCGTAGATACGAATACTTAGAAGATGTAGAGACACAAGCAGCTATCGAAAGAAAAACTGCTAACAACTACGAACAGTTAGAACTTAATGTTAACGGACTTGATCCTGACTTAAATGCTGATGTACTTGATGATGCAGCAAAAGCTAAACAAAGTGTACCTCCCGGTAACGTAGCACGTAACATAGCAGATACTACAGCTATCAAAGCTGGTACATCTAAGGGAGATCCAGCACCTATCATTACAGATTCTATGAGACGTAAAGGTCTTATGGTAGGACCTACAAGTCGTGACTCTGTGATGGGTGTATCGGAAGCTGCTAGAGACGCTGGTAGATTTGATGCTGTCGTAGATGGTGTGAGATTTAGTGCTAAAGAAATGAATGCAGCAGCATGGGGTATATATCAAGATATTATAGACCCTGCAAAAACTGTTGATGACATTAGAGAACTATTTTTAGAAAATAGAGATGTTAAGAATCTAATGTTAGGTAAGTTTCAAGTAGATGTTATAAACGAAGATCAGGCAAGAGCAGCAGCGTTTGCTATGCGTGATCTTGTTGACAGATTTTTAGGTAGAGAAGTAACAGCATCATCTGGTAGAGTAATGGATACTTTAGGTAGAGAAGCTGCTACTATTGCACAGTCGATTACAGACATGGCTCCGTTTGTAGATGACAACAGAGCTATGGATATTGTTATTGATAAGCTACTATTCTTAATGGATGAGTATGCACTCAATAAATATCTATCTGGTTGGTCACTACGTAACAAGAACTGGTTTGACCAGATGCCACCACGTACAATGCAAGAAGGTATAGATACATTGTTATCTGAGTTTCAGACAGCAGAAAACTCTATACATGCTAAGAACCTAAAGTTTACAAAAGAACTTAAACAACTACGTAAAACAAATCCTGATGCTTTACGTCCTCTAATTGACGCATATGCACACACTAAAGGTGATGTAGATAGTCTTGCTAAACTATACAAATGGGCAGCGGAA